AATCTGGGAGGGGATTTTTTCGCGCCTAGGAGCTAGCATTTGAACACTACTCAATAGAACATTGAACACTATAAAAGACTGTTCATTTAGACACCAGTGTTCAGGTGATTACTTTTCTTTTTTAATCTCAGCCCACCTGGCTGATGATAGTTGCCCCGAAATTTGCCCCGAAATCTACAGTGTCTACTAAGAGACTCACTTAGCTATTTTCTTTTATTATTATTATTAAGGATTAAAAACCATAGTCTCACTCAGTGACAACTCTAAGTTACCTGCCATCGCTAAGTGGGTCAAGAAAAAAATTGACAAGTGTGTGTTTTTTCCTTATTAGTAGCACTGATGAACACACAAATCGACGCTGAGAAAGAGAAGATGGCGGTGCGTGCTCAGCTCATTGACGACGAGTTGAAAATGCTGATACGGGCGATAGCACGCATGAAGATGCGCCAAGCGAAACTCCGAGCCATCCTCCACGCCTTAGACCATGAGTGATACCCACCCGCTGACGCAGGAGCAGCTTAACCAAGACATGGTGGATCTCGGGGTCGGTAGATACCGAGCGCGTGTTGAGTCGGCTAAGGGCCGTGAGGCTGAGAGTGAGACTAAGTATGGCCAGCGGTTGATCCGTGGTGGCCTCCCAGCTTACACGGCGGCGATCAAAGAGATGATCGACGGCTGGGACAACCGGAACTCTGCGCTCTGGCAGGTGTGCCTGAGAGACATGAAGCCCTCGGTGATTGGTTTTATTGTCATCAAGGCGGTTCTCGATTCGATCACGCTAAAGAAGAACATGGCAGCCGTGAGTCATTTCGTAGGGTCGAGGCTTGAAGACCAGCACCGCTGTGATTTCCTTGTGCGGAACAATGAGGCCAAAGGGGAAGGCATCGTGCTCGGTGCTAAGCGTCGGCGCGGGGGTCTTGCCCAGCAGCGCAGGCACATTAAGAGCTCTATGCGTCACGAAGCGAACAAAGGGCTCATGCCTGAGTATGAAGACTGGAGGCGGCGCGACAAGCTGTCTTGTGGCCTGACCTTAGTAGAGCTCCTGAGGCATGTTACGGGTATTATTGAATATGTATACCTCTTAGAGAAGGCAGGCAAGAAGCCTACTAGGTATGTCACTGCGTCCAAAGAGACGTTCGATTGGATCGAGAACTACAACGACAATAAGGAACTGTTCGAGCCGTTCTGGCTGCCTACGGCTGACGCACCGTTACCGTGGGAGTCTATTTGGGTCGGGGGCTACGACACTGCAGGCACGGCGTTGCCTAAGCTTCCGTTTATCAAGACGAGCAACATGGAGTTCCTTCGGGAGAACGAGAACATGTGCGTAGAGACACCGATGGCGGCTTGTAACTTGATCCAAGGGACACCGTGGACTGTCAACAAGCGCGTGCTTGAAACGGCGCAGTGGGCTTGGGAGAATAACGTAGAGGTTGGCGCGTTACCCTCGAAAGATGACGAGGTGATCCCTGATGTTCCTAGTGACTTCCACGACGACGAAGATGTGAACCGTAAGTGGCGACGGACGGCGGCGGGGATTTACGCTAGGAACGCGAGCACTAAGAGTAAGCGACTGCTGACGAGTAAGATCATTTACACCGCTGAGAAACTGAGCGGCTCGCGTTTTTTCTTTCCGAGTCACTGTGACTTTAGGGGAAGGGTTTATAATATATCTACGGCCTTGAGCGTCATGGGGAACGACCTGTGTCGTGGGTTGTTACAGTTCGCCCGTAGCGAGCGCATCTCCAACGACAACGATGCCAAGTGGCTGGCGGTTGCCGGAGCGAACGCATGGGGGAACGACAAGGTAACCCTGAGCGAGCGTTGGCACTGGGCGGTGCAGTTCACTGAGACCGCTCAGCGGATCGCTCGTAGCCCGCAGCAAGAGCTAACATGGACACGCGCCGACAAGCCGTGGTCTTTCTTAGCGTGGTGCTTCGAGTGGGCCGAGTATCAGGCGAAAGGTAAAGTCGATTCGTTTCTTCCTGTGAATCTTGATGCGTCTAACAACGGCCTGCAGATTCTCTCGATGCTCACCCGTGACCCGCATGGGATGCGAGCTACTAACGTGTTGCCGACTGAAAAGCCCGAGGACATCTACGGGGTGGTCGCGGAGAATGCACTGCGCTCGCTCAAGGCCGACGGGAGTGACTTAGCGAAAGCGTGGGTGGTCTTTGGGATCGACCGTAAGACTTGTAAGAGGTCGGTCATGTGCACGTCTTATGGGCTCACTCAGTATTCTAATCGGGCGTATATTAATGAATGGTATGAAGAACAAGTCCACGGGAAAAAACGACCAGCCCCTTTTGCCGACGACGTGCGCTACAAGGCAATCCAGTTGCTCGCTGATCACGTCTGGCGAGGCATGGAGTCGGTCCTAGAGAAACCGAAGCAGTGCATGGAATGGTTCCAGAGTTGCGCTAAGCTAATCGCGGATGAGAACGAAGCGTTGCGCTGGGTGTCACCTACGGGGTTCCCAGTGCACCAAGAGTATTACAAGATCCACAACCAGCAGGTGAACACGTATATCTCTGGGAAAGCCACGTGCGTGAAGTTTCGCGAAGAAGACACCTCTGTGATCAGCAGGCGGCGCATGACTAACGGTGCGTCACCGAATGTTGTCCATAGTCTCGACGCTGCTGCGCTCCATGAGACGATTGTGCGGTGTAACCGGGAGCATGGAATCTATGATTTTTCATTCATACATGACTCCTACGGAACCCATGCGACCAAGTGCGACCAACTTTCTTCAACTTTACGCAAAGTTTTTGTTGACATGTTTTCCAAAGACCTGTTGAATGAGTGGCGTAATCAATTAGCGGCCCAACATCCGCAACTTGATTTTCCAGCACCACCAGAATTAGGTGACGCTGACATCAACCAAATAAAGGAGTCAACATACTTCTTTGCTTAAAACCAAAAACACTAGAAAGACAAAAACCAATGAGTAACAAATTGATCGTAACACCAGTCGGAGAAGCCCTCTACCCGCATCTCTACGAGCCGGACTACAAGTTCAACACAGGAGGGCTCTACCAGACCCGCTTGGTGCTCGAAGAAGCAGACTACAATGAAGTCAAGAGTGCTTACGACGAGTTCTACGAGAAAGCCTACGCTGACGAAAGCGAGAAGGCAGGCAAGCCGCTTAAAAAAGATGACACCACCCCGTTCCGCGAAGGCGACGAGGGTCTTTACATCATGGCTAAGCAGGTTGCCCAACGTCAGACCCGTGACAAAGGAGTTATTAATTTTAATATTAAATGCTACAACTCCCAAGGGAAACTGATCAAGATGCCACAAGTCGGCACTGGGTCTAAGATCAAGCTGGCCCTTGAGCCGAACGCTTGGGCTGTTAATGGAAAGTTTGGCGTGTCACTGCGCCTGCGCTCTGTCCAAATCATCGAGCTAGTTGAATACGGGGCGAAAGACTCTGTGTTCGGCACGGTTGAAGGTGGTTTCGACGGTGGCGAAGAGTTTACCAATGAGCTACATGAGGAGACACCGGGCAAAAAAGACGGGGATTTTTCGTTCTAAACTTGAATCGCGCATCGCCTCAGCCCTCGACGGGGCTGGGGTGGACTACGCTTACGAAAGCCTCAAGTTACACTATACGCGCCCTCAGACGTATACCCCTGACTTCATACTGGACAACGGTGTGGTGTTAGAGGTCAAAGGTTACTTCGAGCCCTCAGACAGGACTAAACACCTGCTGGTTCGAGAAGCCAACCCTGATGTGGACATTAGGTTTGTATTCCAGAATGGAAACACAAAGCTCAACAGGAACAGCTCTACGACCTACGGGTCGTGGTGTGACAAGAATGGCTTCCAATGGTGTGACGCGCATAGCAAAATCCCATCCGAATGGACAACGAGTTCAACGCCGCCTTAACGCATCAGCCGTGCCCCGACTGTGGGAGCAGCGATGCTTTGACTATTAACAACGATGAGTCCACCAAGTGTTTCGCTTGTGGGCTCTTTCGTTCTGGGACAGGAGCCCAGAGACACACAACAAATACAATGCAAGAGAATAATAATAATAAGAATTTCATCGACGGAGAATACCGTGCGTTGGAAAGCAGGGGAATCGACGAGGCAACGTGCCGTCGGTTCCGTTATCAGGTCGGACACTTGAATGGCAAGCCGTGCCACATCGCTAACTACTACGATCTACCAGGTGAAAAGATCGCCCAGAAGTATCGCCTTGAGGGCAAAGAGTTTCGTTGCAGTGGGAAGCCTGACCATTTCTTCGGTCAGCATCTATGGGCTAACCCGATCTCAGGGTTCAAGTTGGTCATCACCGAGGGCGAGCTAGATGCCATGTCGGTGGCAGTAGCCCAGGGCGGCGACTTCCCAGTGGTGAGTCTCGGAGCAGGCGCACAGTCTGCCAAGGCGATGTTCAAGAAGCACTACGATTGGCTCTCAGGCTTCCAAGAGGTCATCCTCATGTTCGACATGGATGATAGTGGTCGCAGTGCTGTCGAGGAGGTGGCCCACATGTTACCTGCGGGTAAGTGTAAGGTGGCCCACTTGCCGCTTAAAGATGCCAACGAGTGTCTGCTGGCAGGTAAGCAGCGCGACATAATCGGGGCGATCTTCTCGGCTAAAGTTTGGCGACCTGATGACATTGTCTCTGGTGACGAGCTATACGATAAGATTGCTGAGCACCATGAGATCGAGAGCTCTGAGTATCCTTTCGAGGGGCTCAATCGCCTCACCCACGGTATCCGCGCTGGTGAGATTGTGACACTGTGCGCTGGGTCGGGTATTGGAAAATCACAGGTTTGCCGGGTGATCACGCACCACCTCATGAAGACCACTGAGAAGTGCATTGGCTACATTGCGCTCGAAGAGTCGGTTGAGAAGACAGCACTCTCTCTGATCGGCCTAGAGATGGGTAAGTGTTTACACCTTGAGCCGTTCGAGCGTGACGAAGAGTTTCGCGCAGCGTTCGACGATACCGTAGGGAACGGGAAGTTTTACGTTTATGACCACTTCGGGTCTCTCGCGTCGGACTCGTTGCTCAACCGCATACGCTTCATGATCAAAACGTATGACGTTGATTTTATTGTTCTTGATCATATCAGCATTGTCGTGAGCGGGATCTCTGGTGCTGAGGGCGGCGATGAGCGGCGACTCATTGACAACACGATGACCGCGCTGCGCTCGCTCGTAGAAGAGACTAAGGTGTCTATGCTGCTCGTCAGTCACCTCAAGCGTCCTGAGGGTCGTGGGCATGAGGAAGGTAGAGCAGTCAGCTTGGCAGACCTTAGGGGCTCCCAGTCTATAGCCCAACTCTCCGACATGTGCATAGGGCTCGAAAGGTCTCAGCAAGCCGAAGACCCAGAGGATCGCAATAAGACGACTGTGCGCGTGCTCAAGAACCGTTTTAGTGGTGAGACCGGGGTGGCCTGCACGCTCGCTTACGATAAAGAATCCGGGCAACTTAGTGAAGCCCACATCATTGACCCTGACAATAACCCATTTTAATTATGAACACTGCTGTATTTGACATTGAGACTAACGCTATTGGTAACTGGAACACCCTTGAGGGTTTAGAGCGTGTTCATTGTATCGTCGTGATGGACGGTGAGGGAACACACCGCTACCGGAACAACGGTGAGATGGATAATATTAATGAAGCTCTCGAACGATTGGCTCGCGCTGATTGTCTCGTAGCGCACAACGGGATCGGCTTCGATCTTCCGGCGTTGCGAAAGCTTTATGGGTTCGAGCATCCGCGCATTATTGACACGATGGTGCTCGGTCGGTTAATCCACCCTGACTTGAAGCGTGAAGACTGGAACGAGGCTAAGCTCCCTACGTTCTTGCGTGGGTCGCACTCATTGAAGTCTTGGGGTATGCGTATCGGAGTCCACAAGGACGACCACGGTGCCACCGAGACGTGGGAGCACTGGAGCCAAGCGATGGAGGATTACTGCGTTCAAGACGTGGTGGTCAACGAGGCTGTCTACGCACACCTTATGAAAGGCAAGAGCATGAACGATCAGGACATTGTGCTCGAAATGGAGTTTGCGAAAGCGATCAGGACTCAAGAAGAGAACGGCTTTCCGTTTGACATTGAGGCTGCGCAGGAGCTCTTACAGACGCTTGTGTCGCGCAGGGCCGAACTAGACGGTGAACTACAGTCTGTATTCCCGCCTCGTATCGTCGAAACAAAACGCCCGTGGTGGATCACCCCCGACGGCACTAAGTATCTCACCAAGAAAGAAGCGAACGAGGCAGGACACAA